CAGACATTCCAAATCCTTGTTCTGATTTGGTACTGGGCCACAATTGATTGCAATACCGGCAACCTGTGGTTGACTAAAATCTATTTCAAGATCAGCCATCGTTTGTGGATTGGTTCTCAATTCCACAATTCTGTTTTGCCTTCTCTGGACTGGAGTTTTATCCACTTTTGCCGAGAAAACCGACAGGCCGTTTTTTGCAATATTAACGGCACACTTTTTGACATCTTCCATGAAACTTCCCCCTCGATATATATGACAAAAAAGATTAAGATGGTAAAGCCAGGTTTGCCTTCCTCCCTGGCGAAGGGGGGTGCAGCTTATCCTTTCTCTGCACCCTCCGCAAATTCATATTCGTCAATGACCCAAAATCCCTTCATGTTTTTGTGAGCAGTTACATATTTTGGTGTTGGAAATTTAATCAATGTTGTCATTTCCATTAGATCACTTTTCTTGAGTCCATTTTCTCTTAAATACCCGTACATTCGTATTTTTTTCAACCATTCAATTAATGGTATTTCCATGTGCTTCATGAGGCTATGGTAGGAGATTATAGTATCTCCAAGGACAGTATCATGGATTTCCCTTACGCACGGTGGCTTGGAAGAGTCTTTTCTGTATATCTCATAGATGCTGTTGATAACTTGATATCGCCTTTTCTTTGGCCTTTTACCGCTTAATATGTCTCCAGGTGTTACTCTCATGCTTACATTTATTTTTTTGATTTCATCTGATTCTTCTTCTGGTTCTTTATATCCGCAACTTGGACAGACCTTTAGTCCAACGGAATGAACAAATCCACATTCCGTACATTCCTTGGTCTTTGGCATTGGCAGTTCATTGCCGAATCTATCGCATTCATATTCATCAATTGGGCCAAGACGGACAGCGTTGTTTCCAAAGTCGAGAATAAGGCAATCCTGTTTTGATTCATCTATTCTCAGGCCACGACCTACCATTTGATAAAACAGGCCCTTGCTCGCTGTAGGACGAAATAACACAACACAATCAATATGAGGGGCATCAAATCCGGTGGTAAGCACCCCGATGTTTATGAGCCACCTTAGATTCCCATTCTTGAAACTACTGATCTTGTAGTTTCTGAGCATAGTATTGTCTTTACCAGTAATCAAAGATGATGACTTTTCTCCAAGGTCTTTGAGTTTCTGTAGTGTCATTTCTCCGTGCAGGATCGATGTGCAGAATACAAGAATATGCTTTCTTCCGATTGCCTTTACAATCGCTTCGTTGACAGATTCTGTGACTACAACCTGGTTCTCCATCTTGGTATTCAATTCGCTCTGGTTGTAATCACCATTCTTTATTTTGATTTTCTTAAGGTCTTGAAGCGTACCGATGCCTCTGGTAACCAATGGACAAAGGTATTTGCTATCAATCAGTTCATTAACATTCACATGATAGCAGCAACTAGTGAAAAACTTGTCTCCACCATAGATCATTCCAGACACAGTTCTGTACGGGGTCGCAGTAAGACCCAAGATGTATACATGAGAATTACGAACCTTGACTGCGGAAATGAATTTCCGGTACATGGTTTCATCATTTGGAGAAACCATATGTGCCTCATCAATGATGATATAGTCAAGCCGATCAAAATCGTTAGCCCTCTTGTATATGGATTGAATACTGGCAACAGTAAGCTTCCTTATCTCCCTGCGGTTCATCTTGGCAGCATATACACCTATCTGATCCGCAGATAGATTCTCATTGATAGCAACCCTCATGCAAGTTCTGTAAGACTGCTCTACCAGTTCTTTGACATGGCTGATCAGTACACCCCTGCATTCTGGATTATTAGCCATGATGTTCTTGATAATCTGTGCCATGATAACGGTCTTCCCACCACCAGTAGGAACACTAATGATGGTAGGTTGACCTGGGTTTTCATGATGATGCAGAAAGAATGCTTCCACCGCATCATGCTGATACTTCCTAAGCTCCATATCACCCTCTTATTTTTGAAAAGCCAACGACAGCATTCGTCTCACCATAACTATCCGTTGTTTCAATGATCTGGATCAGCAATGGCTTTTCGTAGATCGTTGGCAAATCTTTTTCAACTAAAGCACCCTCGACTCCACAGGACTTCACCAGACGGGCTAATTGCCTTCTGGAATCCTGTCTGTATCGAGTGTCTTGTGCAGACACATGGAAATTCTTGGATATAGTCTTTCCCTGCTGACTACCTTGGATGATCACAAAATCAACACAAAGGTATTTATTTCCTGCCTTGCTGATAAGGAATTCAGCCTTTTGGACAATTGCTGCATATTCTCCAGCAGGGATTGGTTCTAGGTCTTTAGGGTCGAATATTATTTCAGACATTGGATTCTCCAAACATAGAGGGTTGTGTTTTTATTGCCTTCCTTCTTTTGATTGGAGGTGTGGCTGGCTTTATTTTCCGCTCTTCCACACGATTCACAGGGTCTGTATCAGATGCCTTTACCACTCTGATTCCATTCTCCTGCTCGATAATGATTGCAGTAGGCGTTCTTGCCGTCCACAATGCCACATCCAGAGCATCTGCTGCACATTCTGGATAATCACTTCCAAATATGTTTTTCCACGATTCCACATTGCTCCACGATGGCGGGAAATGAAACACTTCCTTGATCGGTTCTGGATCAACTCCATAGTGCCAGGCGACAAGTTCGTCACCCTCGGTTGTCCACTCGGTATCAATTACCGATATGAATTTTGTCCTGTAATACTTATTGGTCTGCACTTCGTCATAGTATGAGAAAACATCTTTTACTGCCTTGCGGAATTCAGATACATCCATGATCTTTTCCATCGTTACCACTCCATTCGGTATTTGATGTCCAGGTTTACTTTTTCGATAACAGGAGAACCAGCAATCGCTGTTGTTGATGCTCCAGTTTCGAGAGAATTTCTTGTGGCCTGACATCCGGTCAAGCCACAAGCGAAGACAAAGGTTATCGCAATCCATCGCATAGGTCACCTCCAGAATATCTATCGACATTCTTGGTGATGGACTTTAGGCGGGAAGGAACCTAACGACATTATCGTATGTCTGCCCATTGTTTTTGCTTTCGGAATGGGAAACTTCCATCTGGCAACTTTGGCCTATTACAGACTCTGCGGTCAGATCAGCCCCAAGTCCGAGTGCAGTATCCAAAGACTTTAAAATGCTTGCATGAAATTTAACAAGCTTTTCAGAAGGATGTCCTCCACGGACATAAAATTTTGCCCATTTTTTGCGACCTGTCATCTCTCCATCGACAACAGTCATTTCCAGTTGGACATACTTTTTGTCATCCTTTCTTTCAATCTTCGCTCCAGTAATAGTTACTGGCCATACGCCTTTTGGAAATAAAGAATCCTGTTGGACAAGTTTAGAATCTTCCTGTGTGAAAAATGCTTCGCTCATGTTTACTTACCTTCTTTCTTGGTGTTTGAAAAAATTTCATTTACTTTAGTTACGAAAGAATCCACAGATAGAATTCCACTTAAAGCCGGAATTCGTGACTTGGCCACAAGGCCTGATCTCGGAGTAACAGTAATCGTCCTCCGAACTTCTGAACCCTCCTTCTTGATAACTGGCTTGCCATCATCGGAAACCATCAGATCAATCTCGACAAAACCCACGAGGTCTGCCCAGGATGTGACCCACTCTGCGAGTGCTTTATCGGCCCTCACTTGAAAGCTTGCATATTCTCCCCTGGTTGGATCATTCACGGATTTAACCTGAGAATGACACAGGAACCAGAAACCCAGATCACGGCGGTTTGCCATCTGATTCATCAGCAATGAAAGTTTGGTCACCGCTTCGACCAATCCTTTGCCGTATCCACCACAGGCTAGAACGATACTGGATGAACCGCTCTCGTTGCATATGTGCTGATGGAGCAGTCTCTCCAACGCTGTAAGACTGTCCACAACGATATGATCGTATGGAAGTGCTACTTCTTTAACGATCTCCTTAATGGTGTTTACGAAATCATTCCAGGAGCCAATCTTTACACTATCCACATCCAGTCCGGCAATACCACTTTCCACATCCAGAAAAAGAACCTTGGAAAGCTTACTGCCAATGGTTGATTTGCCAGAACCCTCTGACCCAAAGATTACTCCTTTGGGTCGATAGGTTGCACCGAAGTTCAGACTCTTTTCAATCTTCATTACTCCTGCTCCTCCGCTTCAAAAGTTATTGTTAATTCCATTGCCTGTGAATGAGTCCAGACCCTGTAAATCGTCACATCAGTAACATTGCCCATGATGGTTTTTAAACCATGCAATAGGATAGATTCGAAAAGATCCTTCGGGATGTCGTGAATTGTTTCCACAAAAGATTTTTTCAAAGTCAATAAGTCAAACTCCGATTCAACTTTGACTCGGAATACATCGGCATAAGGCCCAGAAATCTCAATTACTTTTTTGGGATATGATCCTAGTGACCATCCCATTCCATCGCACACGGCACGATGCACGATGCATTGTGGAATTTCCAGATTGGCCTTAAACAGTTCGCCAGACTTTACGAATCCCAATCCTAAAACTTCTTCTGAACCATTCTCTAGTTCTTCCTGATTCATCGGGTTTAGCCTTTCTGTTGGAAAATTGAACATCCTTCCTTATCCTTCCTTGAAAAAACACGAGGGTGGCAGCAATTCCCACTCTGCTAATTATGCTGCTGTGGCCACGAGCCACTGGATGCACCCTCATGTTGCCTCCTAGATATCATCCAGATCATCATCGTCATCTTCATCTTCGTCAGGATCGGGAATTATTTCCCGATTATTTATCCTGTCTCGGATGTTTCGATTCTTATCGTGTGGATGGATTGGCATCTTGCAATCGCCAGGAATGTGCAGAGGAAGATTATATTTCAATCTGGATTGCATCCAGAGTATCTTCTCTTCTGTACCGGCGAGGTGCTGACATGGTTGAATGACCATGCTAACCGGAAGTGTTTTATCCTTTCGTTTCTTATCCGATCCCATCCCTCACTCCTTTGAAAGTGTACTCTGGCATTTTCCTAATGTCCAGACTAATTCAGAAAAAATCCGAAAAAATATGGTCAAATGATTTTTACATGATATAATTCTAACATTGGCAATCACTTACGAAAGGAGAAAAAATGCCAAAAAGGCACGGTAGTACGAAAGATCGTGATAAACTCACGATTGTTTTTAGGCCAAAAAGTGATTTGAAGCAGAAGCTTCATCACCTGGCAATGGCCCAAAACCGCACGATGAATGGACAGGTTCTTGAGATTTTAGAAAACTTTTTCAAAGAAAGGAATCAGTAATGGGAATACCGATTGAGTATCTATCACACAGCAGGATTGAGATGTATAGGAAGAATCCTGTCTTATACAAAAAGACTTACATTGATAAGGAGACTAAAAGGGAAACAACAACTGCGATGGCACTAGGTTCATTGCTTCATGCCAGATTGTTGGAGCCGGAAACTTTTGATGAGAAGTTTGCAGTTGCTCCGGTTCTGGATAAAAGAACTAAGGCTGGGAAAGAAGCATTTGAAAAGTTTCAGGAAAGTCTTTCTCCGGAAGTAACTATCATCACTCACGATGATGTTTCTCAATCCACCAGGATGCTTGATGCCATCAGAGAAAATACTGCCAGCAGTTATTTCTTGGATTCTCCAACCGCCGTCAAGGAACAGGAGTTAAACATTACTTCCAAGGTTGATGGAATGGACATTGGTTTCAAATTCATCTGCGATGTCTATGATCCTGAAAAAGGATTCGTGGTCGATGTGAAGACTGTGTCCAGTTACGATCCTCTTGATTGGGCCAAGGAATGTGTATTCTCTGGATACCTTCGCCAATTAGCACTCTATCGATTTCTACTTCGATACAACCAAGTGCCAATCACATCATGCGTACACATCGTGGTTGATAAAGGCGAATTTCCAACCTGCATGGTGGTTGAATTTGATTCATCCGATATCGATAAGGCTGAGAATCAAGTGATTACAACCATTAGGAAGATGGTTGAATCGCATGAGACTAATCAGTTTCTTCCGCACTATTACGGAATAGTTCCTAAGCTGGTTGCTCCAGCATGGTCATGGAGGGTTTAGGATGTCCTATATTAGACCGAAGGGTTCGATCATATTCACCATGCCACCATCGGCAAATGCCTGCTGGAGGCAGTTTAATGGTCGAACAATACTGTCATCAAAATACAGGGAGTGGAGGAAAAACAATATCCATAAGGGAAACCATGGGGATGACATCGAGCCATTCCCATTCCCTGTATTTATCGTGATAACAGTAAGACCAGGAAAGG